AGATAGGGCTGGAGAAAACATGAAAAGATATGCTAGTCAGATATTAAACGATTCATTAAGAGATTTTGATGCAACCCTAAACTTCAATAAATCAAGGGATGCTGGGCTGACTTTTGTTAAATACTATGGAGATGTAATACCAACAACTAGAGAACTTTGCAGAAATTTAGTAAATGGTGTATATAACAAGAGAAAAGGTGGACTTTTTACCATCAACGAGGTCAAGGACTTATGGCAAAGTAGGTCTTGGTCAGGTAAGAAATCAGGCAACCCACTTGTAGTAAGAGGTGGGTATAATTGCAGACATCAGTTTAGTTATGTCAATCCTGATTGGTATGATAGTAAAGGCGAACTTATAATATAAATAAATAGGAGAAACAATGTCAGACGACACACAGGTTAATCAACCGAAAAATGATGTTCAGGAAGCTGAAGTTAAACAAACTCAAACTGACGAGAAACCAACACCAACATTTAATCAAGAAGATGTAGATAGAATTGTCAAGCAAAGACTTGAAGCTGAGAAGTCTAAGC